GCGACGGGTTCGGGGATTACAGCCAGCCGACCGTGTGGGAAGTGAAGCGGGACAACACGCGCAATCCGCTTCATCCGAATCAGAAGCCCCCGGCTCTGGCCCAGATCGCACTGTTCAATTCAAGCAAGGCGGGAAATATTGTGCTGGATCTGTTCGGCGGGTCCGGAAGCACATTGATCGCCTGCGAACAGACCGGCCGCGTCTGCCGAATGATGGAGTTCGACCCGAAATACTGCGATGTGATCAGGCGCAGGTGGGCGGAATTCACGTCCGGCGAGGGCTGCAACTGGCAGGCGCTGACACCGGCCGTCACGGAGAACGGACAATGATTACCGCTTTTACTTGGGCAATCACGATCCTGAGCCTGACGGGGACGGCGCTGAATGTTCGGAAGAACATCTGGTGCTTTTACCTCTGGTCGGTCGGGAACATCGCGTGGCTCGGCTTCGATCTGTGGTCGGGCCTTTACAGTCGGGCGGTGCTGGATGCTGTGCATCTGGCTTTCGCCATCTGGGGCGCGGTCGCGTGGAGACGAAAAAGCCCCTCGATTTGAGGGGCTGACGATGGAGGGCTTCGGAACCGCTTACCGCTTCTTGGTGTGTTCGAAGGAACCCTTGCGGGTCTCGCTCTTCTTGAAGCGAGGCTCCTCCTTGGTCTGGAGCTCCCGGAAGATGCCGCTGTAAAGCGTCTGTTCGGGAGTTTTGGCTCCGGTCGGAATCCAGAGTCCTTTCTCAATCGCCTTTGCGACGAGCTCTTTGCAGTTCATCGGTTCGCGGCTGGCGGCGAGGACCTTCGCGGCCGCGTCGAGGAGGGAAAGTTTCTTTTCGGGGCGCGGGCCGCTTCCGGATTCGGGCGCGGGGTTGACCGCGTTCTCTTCGGTTTCCGGCTCGGCTTCTTCGGCAGCCGGTTCCTCGATGATCCGCTCGATGCGGCGGACTTCGAACTCGCGGCCGGTGCTCTGGCTCTTGACCTTCCAGCCGTGTTCCGTGATCTCGGTCACGGTAACTTCGACTTCGTTGCGGCCGATCTTGACGATTGCGATGGTTCCGACGGTGATTTCGCTTGCGATGCTCATGTTGACCTCCTTCTGTAGGTTGTTGATGTTGAGCGTTTTCCGTTTGGTTGCGCATATATAACCATGACTTTTCGACTATAGCAAGTCGAAATGCAAAAATAGTTGGAAAATAAATGGAAAATTCCTTAAAACTCACCGCATTACAGCCTGAAATGCTGGTGAATATCCTGAAACAGGCAGGCTCACGGCAGATCTCTGCTGAAAAACTCGCGGCGGATTTCGCGGCCGGTGCGCCGAAAAACGAGGACGGCACGGTCAATTTGGTCGAATTTGCCGCGTGGCTCGTGAAAGGAGAAGACAGCAATGCCGATCACGCCGAGTAATATGCGCGTGGTGGACGTCGCCCGGCTGCTGAATTCCACTCCGCTGGGATTCGTGCTGCCGCAGGCACGGCTCTACCGCGACTTCAATCGGGTGGGATTCCGGATCGCGGCCGCTGAGAACACCCGCAATATAAATCTTCTTAAATATATAGCGTGGGCGTATGACGAGAAACACACTCCCCGCGAGGTCACCGGGCCGCGTTCATACGAAGAACGGAAGAATGCCGAGCGGGCGCGGCAGGCGGAACAATCGCAGGCCGGGCGCGACATCGGGGATCTGCCCGTGGTCGTGAACCCGGAACGAAAGAAGGAGTGTGAGCGCAACTTCCAGCTATTCTGCGAGAGCTACTTCCCGGAGACGTATTCCCTGGAATGGTCGCCGGATCACCTGAAGGTCATTGAGAAGATCGAAACGGCGGTGCTGTCGGGCGGCCTGTTCGCGCTGGCGATGCCTCGCGGATCGGGTAAGAGCACGCTCGCCGAGACTGCCGCGATCTGGTCGATGGTATACGGTCACCGGGAGTTCGTGACGCTGATCGGGGCGACTGAATCGGCCGCGCTGGAAATGCTCGACAGCATAAAAACCGAACTGGAGGTGAACGAAAATCTCGCGGCCGATTTTCCCGAGGTGTGCTACCCCATCGAACAGCTGGACGGGATCGCAAACCGGTGCGCCGGTCAGCTCTATCACGGAGAACGCACACGGATTACGTGGACGTCAAACGAAATCGTGCTGCCGACGATCAAGGACAGCCGGGCTTCGGGCATCATCGTCCGGGTAGCAGGAATAACCGGTCGAGTTCGCGGGATGAAATATAAGCGTGCGGATGGCCGGAGTGTGCGTCCGAGCCTCGTAATCATCGACGACCCGCAGACATCGGAGTCGGCCGGTTCCCTGGAACAGACCCGGAAGCGTGTGCGTGTACTCGCTGGCGACATCCTCGGTCTGGCCGGACCGGGGCAGAAGATTTCCGGAATCATGCCGTGCACAATTATTCGACCCGGCGATATGGCGGATATAATCCTGAATAGAAACACACACCCGGACTGGAACGGTGAAAGGACCAAGATGGTATATAAATTCCCGAAGAATATGAAGCTCTGGGAGGAATATGCCGACATCCGTTCGGAAGCACTCCGGACCGATGGAAACTTCGACGCTGCTACGGAGTTTTACAAAGCACATCGCGCAGAGATGGACGAGGGCGCGGTTGTGAGCTGGGAGGCGCGTTACAATCACGACGAGATTTCCGCGCTCCAGCACGCGATGAACCTCAAACTTCAGGACGAGGCGGCGTTCCAGTCGGAATATCAGAACGACCCGCTCCCGGAGGACACACAAGATGACAGTATTCTGTCCGTGGACGAGATCGCCGCGAAGGTGAACGGGCTGGCGCATTGCCGCGTCCCCATCTCCTGCGACAAAATCACCATGTTCATCGACGTGCAGAAGGCGCTCCTGTTCTATGTAGTAGTTGCATGGGCAGACGACTTCACTGGCGCGGTGATCGATTACGGCGCGTGGCCGGATCAACATCGGCGGCAGTTCTCTTTGGCGGACGCAAACCCAACCATTCAGTCCAAGTTCCCGAAAGCGGGCTTCGAAGGGGCGCTTTACGCGGCGCTGGATGCGCTGACGAAAGAGTATCTCTCCCGCGAGTGGGAGCGCGAAGACGGCGCGGTTCTCAAAATCGAGAAGGCGCTCATCGATGCAAACTGGGGTCAGTCCACCGACATCATCTATCAGTTCTGCCGACAGAATGTTCACGCCGGAGTTCTGCTGCCGTCCCACGGGCGGTATGTGGGCGCGAGTTCCAAGCCCATGACCGAATACCGCAAACAGCCCGGCGACCTGCTGGGGCTGAACTGGATGATGCCCAACGTGGCAGGCAAACGCGCGATCCGGCACGTCATATACGATTCCAACTACTGGAAGAGCTTCATTCACGCCCGGCTCGCGGTCCCGCTCGGCGACAAGGGCAGCCTCTCACTCTACGGCAGGCTCCCCGGCATTCATCAGCTTTTTGCCGAACATCTCACGGCCGAATACCGCGTCAAAACCCAGGGGCGTGGCCGGTGGGTGGATGAATGGAAGCTGAAGCCGGAACGCAGCGATAACCACTGGCTGGACTGCACGGCCGGGTGCGCGGTCTGTGCTTCTATGCTGGGCGCGACGCTCCCGGAACTCCTCAGCACGGCGCGGCCCGCCCCCAGACCGAGGATCAAACTCTCCGACCGGGTGGCCGGGGCTCCCGCGCAGGAGTCTGTCCTGCATACCGGAAAACTCAAACTCTCTGAACTCAGAAAGGCAAAAAATGGCTGACATAAAGGAATATCCGGAGCATATTCGGCAGGCTGTCGACCTCATTGCGGCAGTTTTGCGAAGAATTCGTGAAAAGGGACTGGATAAGTCGCAGAATGAATGCTTGTATATAGCGCAATCGAAAGGAGTTACGGTCTGATGAACAGAAACGATTTCATAAAAAAGCAGATCGCGGGTCTGGAAAATGCCGACATCACCGCATTGAAGGGGCAGTTCCGCGAACTTTACGGTTTCGAGTGCGGCGCGACCAACGCGAAGAATCTGCGCAGCCGGATTGCCTACAAAATGCAGGAATTGTATTTCGGCGGTCTGTCCGATGCGGACAAAGCGATGCTCGACGCCATCGCGGACAAAGACCCCGCCGCCAATCTCAGGGCGGAGGGAATGAAGCCGAGAGTTTTCGTGAAGGGAACCCGGCTCTGCCGCGACTGGAAGGGGAAGACCTACGAAGTCCTCGTCCATCAGGACGGGCGGTTTGAATATGAGGGTGAGATCTACCGTTCCCTGACGTCCATTGCGGAAAAAATCACCGGGACCCACTGGAACGGTAAAAAGTTTTTCGGGGTGAAGTAATGCCGGAAGTCGTGAAAAAAAGATGCGCCATTTATTGCCGAAAAAGCACCGACGAGAATCTGGATACAGATTTCAACTCGCTGGACGCTCAACGGGAGGCTGCGGAAAACTACATCGCCAGCCAGAGGGCAAACGGCTGGGTCTGTCTGCCGGAGCATTATGACGATGGCGGATACTCCGGAGGAAATGTCAACCGCCCGGCGTTGCAGAAACTGCTTTCCGACTGCGAATCCGGGCTGATCGACATCATCATCACATATCGTCTTGATCGTTTGAGTCGTAGTATAACGGATTTCGCTGACTTGACCAAAAAGTTCGACGAATGGGGCGTCCAGTTCGTATCCGTGACCCAGGAAATCAATACCGCGACTTCAGCCGGGCGGATGATGTTGAACATTCTTATCACTTTCGCCCAATACGAGCGTGAGGTCATCACCGAGCGCGTAAGGGACAAAATGGCGGCCAGCCGAAAAAAAGGCATGTGGGTCGGCGGGTCGGTTCCGATGGGTTATAAAGTGGAAAATAAACATCTGGTCGTTGTTCCGGAGGAAGCTGATGTCATCCGAAAAATCTTCAACCGGTATGTCGAAATCCAGTCCCCGAAACTGATCGCCATGGAACTGAACGCGCAAGGCATAAAAACCAAGCAGGGAAAGACGTGGGACAAAGCCCATGTTTACCGCATTTTGGAGAATCACACATACATTGGCGAAGTGAAATACAAGGACGCCATTTGCAAGGGCGAGCAGGAGGCGATTATTCCGCAAGACCTGTGGAACCGCGCAAAGGCGATCCGGGAGAGCGCCGCCCCCTGTCCGGATCGCTCAAGACGGCAGGAGACGATTGCGCCGTTGAAGAATATTCTCCGATGCGGACACTGCGGCGGAGCGATGATGCCGACGTATACGACAAAGGGCGGCCGCCGGTATTATTATTACCTCTGCTGCAAGGATGACAAGAGAGCGGTTTCCGAATGTCCGGTCCGGCAGATTCCTGCTGGGGACATTGAAGAACTGGTGAAAAAATATATCCGAAAGATGCTCGGCGATATTTCCCTGGTCATGCAGTTCGCGGAAAAGTCCGGCATGAATCCTGTGGAAGTAGTCGAATGTTTCCGCGAGGATTTCTGGAAGGAAATCACGCCGGGAGAATACAACCGGATGCTGACCCTGCTGATCGAGAAGGCGGTGGTCTGGAATGACAGACTGGAGATCGAATTCAAAACGGGCGGCGTTAAATCTCTGATGGAGGAATTAAAAAATGATTGATGTTGAAATGCTCGCCAACGGGAATGTCAAAGTGACGATCCCGATGTCGTTCAGAAACTGCGCCGGACGGAAGCGGATTGTGACTCCGGACGGAGAGCAGAACTTTGCCGACCCGCTGATCACGAATCTTGCCCGAGCCTATCGCTGGCAGTCGCTGATCGACGCGGGTCAGTTTGCCAACGTCCATGAACTCGCCACAGCCGTTGGCAAGGATTACGCTTACGTTGCGCGGGTGCTGCGCCTGACGCTGCTTGCCCCGGAGATCGTCCACGCCATCCTGACGGGCACGTTGCCTGAAGGGATCGGGGTGGAGGACCTGCGGCAGTCCATGCCGGTCTTGTGGTCGGAGCAGAAGAAACTGCTTAACATGGAATGACGTCCTTTCACTGGCGGCCGGAGCAATCCGGCCGCCTTTTGCGTTTTAAAGGTCCTGCCGCGGCAGTCGCGCCTTCTTCCGGAATGAGGTTGGGGAAGGGCGTTCGGATGGCTTTCCGGGGCAAGGTCGGCGGTTGTCCTTTACCCGAAAATGGACACCATTTGCAGAGATACTTTTCGAAGCCGTTTTTCGGTATCCATTTTGTGGTAGTCCGGAATTTCCCGACCTGACGAAATGCTTTTTTTGAGGCTGAGTTTCCAAAATAGAGAACATTTCGGGTGAGGACTTGGAGACAAAAAAACGTAAGGTCGGAAAATCAGGGGGCCGGAAAAATAGAGATTTTCTCTGAAATTTTCGGTGTGTTTCCGCAAGTTCCTAATCTCTAACGCCTAACAAATCTTTTCGGCATAAAGGTCGGCAGACCTGACGTTTCAGAGAATCCGGGCCGATTCTATGCAAAACACACGCCGAAACAGAGAAAACGGCAGTCTCTCACCGTTCTCTGCGGGGCGGGAGAGCACGCTGTAAATCGTTATCATTCAGCCACAAAAGGCGCTGAAACAAAAAATCCAGTCATAAAGGACTGGACGAGAGAGAACAAAAAAAATGGTCGGGATGGCGAGATTTGAACTCGCGACCTTTTGTCCCCCAGACAAACGCGCTAACCAGGCTGCGCTACATCCCGATCTGATAGGTTGTAATCTAACCCCGATTTCGAAAAAATCAAGCCGGATTCGGCTTTTTTTTTCAAGATTCTTCTCGGATATCGTCCTCGGAGGTTGTTCGCGGGACCCGGAAAAAGCCCGCCAATCAGTAAATAATTGCAAAAAAAAGCTGTTTTCAATGGAAAAAACGTTTGCTTTTCGGGGAAAAATAGTGTATAATACTTGATTATAGTAAAAAAAACGCAGAGAAACCGGGTTTCTCTTCAACTAAAAGGACAGAAAGATGAAACAGAAAATATCTTGGTCGGCCATGATCGCCGCACTGGGACTGGCAGCCGTCACCGGCTGCACATCCTATGAACCGCCTCCGAAAGCAGTGAAACACAGTTCGTTTACGGATGTACCGAAGGAAGAACAGAAGCTGATGGCAGTTTCATCGCATAAAATACTGACGCTGGAAGACGCGCAGAGCCTGGCCGTTCAGAACAATCCGAGTTTCAAGACGAAATATTTTGCGATCGTATCCGCCCGTGCCGCGTATTACGGGGCCTTTGCGCCGTATCTGCCGAAAATCACGCTGTCCTATCAGATCGGCCAGAGTTTCAGCGAGCCGAACAATGTTTACAAGAACAATATCCGGAACGGGTCGCGTACGTTCGAAAACACTCCGCAGGCGCAGGCTTCGTGGCTGATTTTCGACAGCTTTGTGCGGGAAATGAATCTGATGGCCGCAAAGCACAACTGGAAACAGTCCGAAGCACTGGAACTGGATGCGCGGCGTCTGCTGATCAAGAGCGTGGCGTATGCCTACAATGACATCCTGCTGGCGATGGCGAAGATCCGGATCGCCCAGGAAAACATGAAATTCCAGGATTCTCAGTTGAAAGAAAACGAACTCAAATTCGAAGTCGGTGCGGTTCCCCTGAGCAACGTGCTGAACTTCAAAGCGTATTACAATACGGCGGAATCCGACCTTTACAG